TGACCTTATCAAACTGAGAATGACAGACCCAGATCGTTACATGGCATTGCAAGACGAAATTCTTGCGGCTTATAACGAAGGGCGAGTTAAATGAAACTTAATAATTTAGGAGATTTATAAAATGGCAACAGCAGCATACCCCGGTGGATCCGGTTCAATCGTAGCAAAAACGCAAGCAGATAAGTTTATTCCAGAAATTTGGAGTGACGAAGTAGTAGCTGCTTACAAAAAGAGCCTCGTATTAGCTAACTTGGTTAACAAGATGTCTATGCGTGGTAAGAAGGGTGACACTCTTCATATTCCTAAACCAACTCGTGGTGTAGCAACTGCTAAAGCTGCAAACACAACAGTTACCATCCAAGCTGACACCGAGACCGAAGTATTAGTCTCTATTGACCAGCATTTCGAGTACTCACGTTTCATCGAGGACATCGTCGAAGTTCAGGCTTTGGCATCACTACGTCGTTTCTACACTGACGACGCTGGTTATGCTTTGGCTAAGAAAGTTGACGACACATTGTTTACTTTAGCCAAGACCTTTGGTAACGGTACTACAACCTATGTTCATAGCAACAGCTATTACATCGACGCTTCTACTGGTCTCACAGCTTACGCTGCGGATACTGTAGTTCCTGCTGACGTATTTACTGATGCTGGCTTCCGTGCCTTGATCAAGTTGATGGATGATGCTGACACTCCAATGGATGGTCGCTTCTTCGCTGTTCCTCCATCACTGCGTGCAGCTATCATGGGTATTGATCGTTACAACAGCTCTGATTTCGTTGATGGTCGTGGTGTAAACAACGGTCAGATCGGTCAGTTGTATGGTATCGACATCTATGTAACCAGCAACTGCCCAGTCATTGAAACAGATGCTGAGAACACTGCAACCGCTGGTGGCGACATCAAAGCAGCTATCTTGGCTCACAAAGATACGATGGTTCTTGCTGAGCAACTAGGTGTTCGTTCACAAGTTCAGTACAAACAGGAATATTTATCCACTCTCTATACCGCAGACACCCTCTTCGGTACAAAGACACTACGTCCTGAAACTGGCTTTATCTTAGCTGTAAACGCCTAATATTGGCAACTCAAGCTCCTTAGCTTCGGCTAGGGAGTTTGTTTAAGTACATTTTATGAGTGTATTTAAACAAATAAGGAGATAGACCTTGGCAATCTATAGAGGACCCGGTGGTTCAGGCGATGCTACTCAAGACGCTGCAAGTGAAGTACTCTTAGCCTTAGCTGCTAAAGACGCTGCTATCGCTGCACAAGCTGCTGCAGAGGCAGCACAGGTTGCTGCTCAACTAGCAGAGACTAACGCTGAGACAGCAGAGACCAATGCAGAAACTGCAGAGACTAACGCAGAGACTGCTGAAACAAATGCAGAGACTGCTCAAGCTGCTGCTGCAAGTTCTGCTAGTGCAGCTTCGACATCCGCTACTAATGCTGCTGCATCAGCTTCTACGGCAACCACCCAAGCAACTAACGCAGCTTCTTCAGCGTCTTCAGCAAGCACCTCAGCATCTAACGCAAGTACCTCAGCCTCTGCTGCTTCTACATCTGCAACCAACGCAGCAAATAGTGCAACATCAGCGTCTGGTTCAGCATCTACAGCAACCACTCAAGCAACTAACGCAAGTAACTCTGCCACCGCAGCAGCTACGTCAGCAACTAATGCTGCTAACTCTGCTACCGCTGCAGCTACTTCCGCTGCCGACGCAGTTACAACCCTTTCCTCTTCACTGTTAAAAGCAAATAACCTATCTGATTTAACAAATACATCTACTGCTCGAACTAACTTAGGTGTTGCTATTGGTACAAACGTACAAGCCTACGATGCTGATCTAGCAACAATTGCTGGACTAACTCCTACAAACAACTACGCTATCATTGGTAACGGAACAAGCTGGACTTCTTCTGCGTTACCTGCGTCAGGTGTAACTTCAGTAACAGGCACATCACCTATCTCTTCTTCTGGTGGTGCAACTCCTGCAATCTCCTTAGATAACTCTGGTGTAAGTGCTAATACTTATGGAAGTTCTTCTTCTATTCCAGTTATCACAGTAAGTGCTAAAGGTTTACTTACTTCAGTAACCACTGCTGCAGTTGCTGGTGGTCAATACTTTGGTACTGCTGCAGTAAAAGCAATTGCTTATAACGCTTCAAACATTGATGAGAATATTACAATGAATTATAACGGTATGTCCGTAGGAGCTATTACTATTGGTTCTGGTTTCTCAGTTACAGTTAACTCTGGAGTAAGGTGGGTAATTCTATGAGTCTTATATTACAGGGTTCAACTTCAGGTAGCGTTACATTACAAGAACCAGCCGTTGCTGGTACTACTGTATTAGACTTACCAGCCACAAGCGGAACTGTGGCTTTAACTGCAAGCCCTACATTTACAGGAACAGCCACTATACCGACTGCAACTGTAACCACCTTAAACGCACCTAGCGGAGTTCTTGCAACACAGAACGGAATGACTGGTATTGCTAAAGCATGGGTAAACTTTAACGGCACAGGCACAGTAGCCATTCGTGATAGTTTTAATGTATCTTCTATTACAGATAATACAACAGGAGATTACACGGTTAATTTTACAACCGCACTACCTAACGCTAATTATTCTGCTGTTTATGGTAGCGGTGAAGGAACTGCTGGAAGTGGGGTAAGAACCGCTTCTTCGTCAGGAAACACCACTACAACAACTAGAGTCTGTATAAGAAATCTTAGCAATACACAGGTAGATGCAGAAGTAATTTGTGTATCAGTATTCGGTTCATAAGGATAAATCATGGCTCATGTAATTATTTATACAAACGAAAATGGCGGTGTATCAGTTTGCATACCTACTGGCGAATTACATATTGAACAAGTATTAGCAAAAGACTGCCCTGAAGGTGCAATGATTGTTGATGAATCTGCGTTACCACAGGGTGATGATGCAAATTATTTTAATGCTTGGGTATTAAACAATGGTGTTGTTACAGTAGACGCAACTAAAAAAGCTGAAATTATTGCTAAACAACAAGCAGAAATAACCGCTAAAGAATCTGCTCTATCTAAACTAACTGCACTTGGCTTAACTGCCGATGAAGTTAAAGCACTATTAGGAGTAGCATAATGGCATCAATTATTAATTCAACTACAACTGCTGGGGTAACAGTAACGGGTGACAACTCAGGCTCATTACAGTTAGCTACTAATAACGGCACTACTGCGGTAACGATTGATACTAACCAAAGAGCAGCTTTTGTAGCTGGCACAGCCGCACTTCCAGCAATCACTACAACAGGCGATACCAACACAGGTATATTCTTCTCAGCAGCAGATACTATAGACTTTGCTGAAGGCGGTACTGCTTGTGGTCAGTTTGATTCTTCTGCAAACTTTAAATTCAACTCAGGCTACGGCTCAGTTGCTACTGCTTTCGGATGTCGTGCATGGGTGAACTTTAATGGTGTTGGTACTCCAGCTATTCGTGGTAGTGGTAATGTAAGTTCTATAACGGATAATGGAACAGCAGATTACACAGTAAACTTCACTACTGCAATGGTTGATGCAAACTATGCCGTTGTATATGGTGGCGCAACAGACTGGAGAACACTCGGTGCTGATGGTCAAGCAAATATAACTACATCAGGAGTTAGGGTTATTACAAGACTTCCCTCAAATGCATCTCTAAGTGAAGTAGATAGTGTCGCTTTAGCAATATTCCGCTAATCAAAAGGACTAGATATGAACCAACGAATTATTTACCCAAAAGATGACGGTGGCGTAGCCATTCTTATCCCTACCCATGAGTACCTTGCTGACCACGCTATTGAAGAACTTGCCGCTAAAGATGTACCTGCTGGTAAGCCATTTAAGATTGTTGATGTTGCTGACATTCCTACAGACCGCACATTCCGTAACGCATGGGAGTACACAGCATGAGTATCACCATCAATATAACCAAAGCCAAAGCGATTACTAAAGACCGCCTAAGAGTAGAGCGTACACCTTTATTGCAAGCTCAAGATGTAGCGTTTCAGAGAGCTTTAGAGTCGGGTGCTGATACGACTGCTATCGTAGCTGAGAAACAACGGCTAAGAGATATTACCCAACTAGCTGACCAAGCCACAACGCTTGAGCAGTTAAAACAAATTGAGGTGAAATAATGTCATTAATTCTTAACGGAACAGACGGACTATCGGATGTAGACGGCACAGCAGGTACCCCAGCCATACGAGGTACTGACGCTAATACAGGTATTTTCTTTCCAGCAGCAGATACTATTGCTTTTGCTGAAGGCGGTGCTGAAGTAGCTAGGTTTGATAGTTCAGGTAACTTGGGTATTGGTACTACTAGTCCTGCAAGTAGGCTTCAAATTGGTGATGCAACTGTTTCTACATCAAATGGAATTATTTTTGGTAAATACCAAGCCGCTTCACAATCTAATTTACCAGCTATTCGTCAAGGTTCTTTTGATGGTGCGGCACAAGATTTAATTTTAGGGGCATCTTCAGGTACAGGAACAGTAAGAGTATTTACTGGTGCGGCAAATTCATCATTAGATTTTGGTACAGCTAGTAGTGCAGAACGGATGCGTATTGACTCTAGTGGTAATGTAATAGTAAGTGGTACTTCTACATCATCAGACGAAGCTACTTATCAAAGCGGTGGAGTGTTTGTTTCAAGAAGGGCATCATCGGCTGGAACTACTCATGCAACTTTTTTAAATGGTGGAAATCAAGTAGGTTCTATCACGTCTAATACAACCACTACTTTTTTTAATACAACGTCTGATTATCGTTTAAAAGAAAATGCAACACCAATTACGAATGGCTTACAAACAATAGCATTATTAAAACCTGTTAATTTTGATTGGATTTCTAACCGTATTTCCGATACAGGATTTTTGGCACATGAATTTCAAGCTGTAATTCCGAATTCTGTTATGGGTACAAAAGATGCTGTTGATGAAAATGGAAAACCAATTCACCAACAAATAGATAGAGGCGGTTCAATTCCATTTTTAGTTGCCGCTATTCAAGAACTTAAAGCAACCGTAGACGCACAAGCAGTCCGCATCGCTGAATTAGAAGGAGCAAAATAATGCTTGGTGCAGAACTGCAAGATGATACTGGGAATGTGATGACGGATGCTGCGGAGTATGTAAGGACATTACCATGACAGAAGCTGATTTAAAACTCCTAAGCCACGAAGAAGTCTGTAAGGTTCGCTACGAACAGATTAACGCTAGACTAAAGAGACTAGAACAGATTCTCCTCGGTACTGCTGGATTCATTATTATAACCTTATTAACCTTGGTACTTAAATGAGCAGACCACATTCCGTAGGCAAGAATCTTACTGCTAATACATTGACAACAATGTTTACTGTTCCAACTAGGAACATGGCTGTTGCTCATGATATTTTAATGACTAATAGAGGTACTGGGAATAAACATATTTCTATCTATTGGTACGATAAAAGTGCTAATGTTAGCATTGAAATAGTACATGAGAGAACTATATCTGCAAAAACTTCTGCTGTGATTGATAGTACTTTTTCTTTTGTAATGGATGAAGAAGACGAACTTCGTGCTATATCTGAAACAGGTTCAACCATGACAGTTATAGCATCCTTTGATTTAGAACAACGCAGTACTGTACAAAACTTTACATAAGGATAATTATGCCACTCGCTAAAGGTAAGTCACAAAAGACAATCAGTAAGAACATTTCTAAGATGGTCAAAGAAGGAAGACCACAGAAGCAAGCAGTCGCAATCGCATTATCAACCGCTAAAGTAGCTAAACCCAAGAAAAGGAAATAATATGCCAATGGTCAAAGACAAGAAGTTCCCCTATACAACTAAGGGTAAGAAGCAAGCTAAGCAGTACGCTCAGAAAACTGGTGCTAAGGTAGTATCTAAGCCAGCTAAGAAGATGGGAGCAATGCGTGGCTACTAAACCCGGCTTGTATGCCAATATCGCCGCTAAACGCCGTCGTATTAAGGCGGGTTCCGGCGAGAAGATGCGTAAGGTAGGCAGCAAAGGCGCACCTTCGGCGCAGGACTTCAAAGAATCTGCTAAAACAGCTAAAAAGAAGAAATAATGCCAAAGAAAGCATATCAGAACCCAGAAGGTGGTTTAAACGCCAAAGGAAGGGCTTACTTCAAGCGAACAGAAGGTGCTAACCTCAAGCCTCCAGTTTCTGCTAAAGCGGCTGCAAAGTCGCCTAAAGCGGCTGGAAGGCGTAAGAGCTTCTGTGCAAGGATGGGCGGTGTCAAGGGTCCAATGAAGGATGAGAAGGGTAGACCCACAAGGAAAGCCCTAGCACTAAAGAAATGGGATTGTTAAAAAATGGCAACTACAACTTATCTACAAGCTGTTAATAGTGTACTTCGTCGCTTACGAGAGACAGAAGTAGCTACTGTGTCTGCTACTAGCTATTCCAAGCTAATTGGCGAGTTTATTAATGATGCTAAAGTATCGATTGAAAGTGCATACAACTGGAATGCTTTAGCAGATGTTATAACTGTCACCACGGTTGCTGCAACTTCAAATTATACCCTAACCAACTCAGGTGTTCGGTTTAAAGTCCAAGATGCATGGAATGACACTAAAGATTCTCGTTTGCGTCTTGCTCCCGCAACTTACATGAATGAGCAGTTAATTGTAGCTACTCCACAACAAGGTTCTCCAACCTATTATAACTTTAAAGGTCAAGATGCAAACGGAGACACAAAAGTTAATGTATTTCCAGTCCCTGATGCTGTTTACAGTCTTAAATTTAATGTCTTCTTGCCACAGGATGTACTTTCATCAGATGCAACAGTTATTAAAGTACCAGCCGATGTAGTCATTCAGAATGCCTATGCAAGAGCATTAGTAGAGCGTGGTGAGGATAGTGGTCTTGCTTCATCAGAAGCCTACGCATTAGCAAAGACCTTATTAGCAGACTATATTGCCTTAGAATCTAATCGTTACTTAGAAGACACAAACTGGGTGCCTAATTGAGTAAACAACTCCAAGCAGCGACGATTGCTGCTCCCGGCTTCATGGGTTTAAATACCCAAGACAGTAGCGTTACGCTAGAGTCCGGTTTTGCTTTAACGGCTAACAACTGCGTGATTGATAAGTTTGGTCGTATTGGTTCTCGTAAAGGATGGGACAATGTTCACGCTACTAACGCTGACTTGTCTACTGCAGTCGTTAAAACCATTGCTGATGTTCGTGGACCAGACAACAACACAGTCTTGTTTGTCGCTGGTAACAACAAACTATTTATTGAAGAGTCTAGTGCCTTAGTTGCTAAGAATGTGCGTAATGCTGCTGACTCTGCTAATGTAAGCTATACGATTACCGACAGTCATTGGCAAGTCGCTAACATACAGCAAACTGGTGAAACAAAGTCGTACGCTACGATTGTCCAAGAAGGACATCCTGTTTTACTACTTAACTATTTAACAACTGCATTTGGTTTTCAGCGTCTAGGTGATTTAGGAACTTTACCAACAGGATATGTAACTGCCACCTTTATGCCAAACTGTGCAATTGCGGCATACGGTAGAACTTGGGTAGCAGATATTTCTGGTGATAGACAGACTGTATATTTTAGTGATTTGTTAGACGCTACTAACTATACAACAGGAACATCAGGTCGTTTAGATATATCTGAAGTCGTAGGTGATGGAGACCCTATTGTTGCCTTAGCGTCTCACAATGGTTTCTTTGTTATATTTTGCACTAGACATATTGTTGTCTACAGCAATGCACAAGACCCATCCATTATGCTATTGTCTGATGTTATTACTGGTATTGGTTGTGTGGCAAGAGATTCTGTACAAACAACTGGTTCTGATGTTATCTTCTTGTCAGATACTGGTGTTCGGTCTTTGACCAGAACAATTCAAGAGAAGTCTGCACCATTTAGAGACTTGTCAAAGAATGTTCGTGATGATTTGATTGGTTATGTAAACGGCACTGTCGCAAACACGATTAAATCTGTCTACAGCCCAACCGATGCGTTTTATTTATTGTCGTTCCCATCACAATCTATTCTTTATTGTTTTGATACTAGAGTAATGATGCAAGATGGTGCAGCAAGAACTACAACTTGGACTAGCTTAGTTCCACATAGTTTTACTTTAACTAAAGACAAAGAAGTTTATCTAGGTGTAGCTGGTTATGTTGGTAAGTACACAGGCTACCAAGACGATGGTGTTGATTATTTAATGTCTTACTATACCAACTATTTTGATTATCAAACACCAACAACCCTAAAGATATTTAAAAAGGCTGACTTTTACATTATTGGCGGTGCGTCGCAAACAGTTGCGATTAAGTGGGATTTTGATTACGAAGGTAGTTACGAATCACAAGTCAGAACTTTAGATGCATTAACCATTGCAGAATTTGGTATTGCAGAGTATAATATTGGAAAATACGCTGGTGGTGTAGTAATTACTAAATTAGATGTTCCAACATCAGGAACAGGTCGAGTGTTACAAATTGGACTAGAATGCGATATCGATGGGAATCCAGTATCGGTACAAAAACTAGACACATATATTAAATTAGGAAGGACGGCTTAATCGTGTCAAATTATACAAAAACAACTAACTTTACCAGTAAAGATTCGTTATCAAGTGGAGACACTAACAAGATTATTCGTGGTTCTGAATTTGATACTGAGTTTAACGCTATCTCTACAGCAGTGCAAACCAAGGCAGATTCAGCATCTCCTGTTTTGACTGGCACTGCTACTGCAGTTAACTTAACAGTATCTGGTACATTCACAGCCACGGTTGATGGCGGTACATACTAATCATGGCAGAGATTATTGACAATCAGATGTCTGCTACGGAGATTATCCGTAAAGACCTTGAAAAGCGTGGACTTACTAAACAAGAAGAGAAGTTCATTAAAGGTTTAGCCTTGCTGATTCAACAAAATAAAGCAGTAGTTGTAAGACACAACAACACTGTGTTTGTCGGTATTCGTAAAGGACGAGAAGTATTAGATGTGCATTTGTTTACTTTAGATACTCCTAATATGCTGTTAGGCGCAATGAAGGTTGGGATTGATGCAGTCAAGAAAGCTGGTATTAAAAAGTTAGTCTCTGAAACTGATAACTACAAACTAATAACAATGATGCAAAAAATGAATTTACCTGTAGAAGTAAAGAAGAAGGGTAAGTCATTTGCATGGTCACTGGAGTTTAAATAATGAGTTCAAATCCAGTCTCAGCAATCACAGACCCGATATCGTCGGCATTAGGCACTTCAGGTGGTGGTGGCGGTCTCTTAGGCGCTGTAGAAAGCGTTGGTCAAGAAATTGGCAATGCTGGTGAAATCATTGACAATGCAGTCATACAACCAGTTGTAGACGACCCTGTTAACACAGCCATAAAAATAGGAGCTTATTATTATGGCGGTCCTTTAGGACTCGCTGCTGCAAATGCTGGTATTTCTGCAGCACAGGGTAAGGAACCAGAAGAGATTGTTAGAGATGCTGCTATTTCTTATATTGCAACTGAAGTAGGCGGTGAAGTCGGCGGTGCTGTTGCCGGAGAAACAGGTTCTCAGGTAGCCGGTTCTATAGCACAAGGCGGCACAAGTGGTGCAACAAGTGCAGCATTATCTGGAAGAGACCCAGAAACAGGTTTTATTTCAGGTGTGACCAATGCTGGTATTACACAGGGTGTTAACTACGGAGTAGATTATGGGGCTGGTTTATTTACACCACCAACAGCGCCAACCAATGTAGTAGCAAGTAATACTTCAGGAGTCACTTCAGATTTTGGTGTTGACCCTACTTATCAAGCATGGCAAAATGCCATTAATAGCGGTGATATTATACCGAATAGACCATTAACACAAGCGGAGTTACAAGCAGCAGGAATAACTACAAGGAATACAGGTATGGATGAGAACTTATTTTATGACACTTCGTCTTATTATTCTCCGGATTATGTAGCTCCAAATTTACTGCCTAACGGTGGTGTGGACTACGGACAGTTTAATATGAACACTGGAACTGGTGAAGACTTTAACATGAGTGGAGATGCTCAGTTTAATGCTTACCTACAAAGTACTCCGGGATTGCTTGATTATGCTAAACAGTTTGGTGTTCAAGCTGCAAAAGCCTTAATTGGTGGCGGTCCTCGTCCAGCTGGACAAGGTGGCACTACTGGAGGTGTAGGCACACAAGGCGGTCTATTAGGCGCTGGTGCTAACTATTTCTTGTCTGACGCAGCTCGTAGAGCAATTCAGTCTGCTTCACAGCAATCAGCTCAACAGCAGTTAGAAGCTACCCGCAGAGCAGAACAGTTTGCTACATTTAAACCTGTTGGCGTAACTACTGCCTTTGGTCAATCTAACTTTGGTTTTGACCCAACTACAGGTCAGTTAACTTCTGCAGGATATACCGCTACTCCTCAAATAGCAGCACAGCGTGAAAAACTGTTTACTTTAGGCGCTGAAGCCCTTCCAACAACTGCCGACACAACAGCATTACAACAACAATATCTTGAGCAACAGCGTGGTTTATTAGCACCAAGTCGTGAACAACAATTAGCTCAGTTACGCAATCGTCAGTATCAGCGTGGTACAGGTGGTTTAGCTACTGGGGGAACTGTAGCAGGATACGCTCCCGGTGCTGGTGGTTTAATGCAAACAAACCCTGAGCTGGCTGCTTAT